TTGCTTGCGTAGATGAAGAGACAGAATGTTTGACAAAACGCGGGTGGAAAAAGCATTTTGAGTTAAAGGATGGTGAAGATATTGCATCTTTCGATATGAATTTTGAGAAAATAAAATGGACTAAATTATTAAGTGTTAGTACTTATGATTATGACGGAGATTTAGTTGAAATAACAAAACCATCTTTAAATTTTATTATGACTCCAAATCATAGAGTCATTCACAAAGCTTATAATAGTAGAGCTAGAAAATATACTAAATTAAGAATAAAAAGAGCAGATGAATTTTCTAATGCTGATAAATTACTTATTGCTTCAGATTGGGAAGTTCAAAGTACAGAAAAAGAAATAACAAAAAATATGTTAGAGCTTTTAGGGTGGATATCTAGTGATGGAGGATATAGCAAAAGTAATGTTAAAATATATCAATCTATTAGTGCTAATGGAGAAAAGGTAGAAAGAATAAGATTTTTATTAGATGATATGGAAATTGATTATAAATATAGTACCCGAAATAGATTTTATATAAGTCAAAAAGACAATAAAAAGAAAAAATCTATTGAAGCTATTTTTTCTATAAACCCTAGTGATTCAAGAAAAATAAAAAAAATCATGCCATTAAAGAAACCAATAGTTGAGTTTATGAATGAAAGCAATGAAGTTATAAAATGTTTCTTAAATGGATTTGTAGAAGGTGATGGACACACAAGAAAAGATGATGGAAGAAAATCTATAGTACAAAAAGATAAAGATACAATGGACGTTTTACAAATGCTTTGTTTTAAAGTAGGGTATTCAACTAATTTAAAGCAAAGAAAAGATAAAAAATGGGTTTTATATATAAGAGAAAATAAATTTTCTGGTATAAGAAATACAAATGGGGGGGGGAAAGCAATAACAAACACCTATTACAAAGGAGTTGTTTGGTGTCCATCTACAAAGTACACAACTTTTGTAGCTAGAAGAAATGGAAATATTATGATTACTGGGAATACCTACCCCTTTAAGCTAATTGAGCCTTGTATTATTGCATCTGCTTCTGAAAAGGGGTGTTGTGCTATTTGTGGCTCTCCATGGGTTCGTAGTTTTGAGAAAAAGAAAATAGAATCTAAAAACATAAAAACAGGAGAATCAGTTTATGATGATGATGGAAAATATGTGCAAGGCATAACAACTGAAAACAAAAAAGGATATACTTTAGAACTTGTTGAGACAGGATGGGAAAAAAGCTGTTCTTGTGATACAGACAAAGTTAAGCCATGTATAGTATTAGACCCATTTAACGGTTCTGGAACTACAGGTAAAGTAGCTTTGAAATATAATCAAAATTATATAGGCATAGATACTAATAAGGAATATTTAGAAATAGCTAGAACAAATATAGCTGGCAGTAAAAAACATACAAAAGAATCTTATCGTGTATATGAGCCAGATACAATAGAAAGTTTTTTAGATGACTGAAACAATAGATTTAGAAAAATTTAAAACAGGATTAGAACTAGAAAAAGAATTTAATAGGACTATCAAGTTATTTTTTGATGAAAAAATAGGTAAGTCAGAAGCAGAACAATTGCTTGTTGATATATCTGACCACGGAGTTTCAACTGGTAAGTTTCCAGAAAAAGATTATAAGTACTATTTAAAAAGAAAAAATTGTGATAGAAGTGGCAAAATAAGAAGTCATCTTGATATGGCTATAAATATAAAAAAAAGTCAAGACAGAGAGCATGAAGTATTTTTATATTTCATAGAATGGGTAATAAATAACAATTCTAATGAGGTAAAATGGGAATATTATGGGAGTGATGCAGAAGGATATATAATGATTGTTAATAAGCAAGTTAGACAAGTAATAGAACCAGATTATAAAATAGAAATAGCAGATAGATCACGACTAATAGAAGCTAAATCTTTTTATAATTTACCACATTTTAAAATAGCTAATATTAAAAAATATATGAGCTATGGAGAAAAAGGTTGTTATTTGACATTTAAGTGCAATAAGAGATATTACTTAACTGGTCCTAAAGGTATGAAAAGAATATTAAACCTTCCCAAAAAAGAGGGATATCATCAGTTTGTAGTTGATATGACAAAAGATAATATGAAAACTTTTTTAGAAAAAAGATGGATTGAGGAAATTAATAATGTTGCATAAATTAGCAAAAGAAAAAAAGTTTGAATTAACAGAAGAGAACGGTTTTGATGAATTGGGAAGGCCGTGTAAAGATCTTTATTATATGAATTTGTGTTTTAGTGTTAACCTTAGATCTATTGATAAATCTTCAAAGTGTGGTTGTGTTGTTGTTCATGAGGATGGGGCTGTATTGTCAATAGGATATAACGGACCTGTTAGAGGATCACAAGATAATAAAATTCCAGACACAAGACCTGAAAAATATATTTACATGGAGCATTCAGAAAGAAATTCTATTTTTAATGCTGCTAGACATGGAATAAATATAAATAATAGTATTTTTTATATAACTGGTTTTCCTTGTATTGATTGTTTAAGAGGAATGGTATCAGTAGGAGCTAAAAAGATTGTTTATGGCCCTTTACAAGTCAAAATGCCAGAAATAAGAGAAAATAACTTATATGAAGGGATATTAAAAAATCAACTAATAATGATTCAACGTTTTAAATATGATGAAGGTTTGTATTTTTTAAACCCTATTGCCAAAAGAATGATAGATATTAAAAAAGAAGTAGGAATACCTGATGTTAAGTTTCAATGGAATTGTTAATTTGATAAAATAAAATAAAAAAAGGTTTTTAACATTCGTTTTTAAATAATAATAAACGAAATAGTTATGATAAAAGATTTGTTTAGCGATGACCTAGACAAATCTTTTTCGCATTATTATGTCATCATTGAAAGATAGAGCTATGGTTGCTATTATAAATAATTTTTTTCTAGTAAAATGGACGAAAAGGTTATCATCGTGGCATCAAAAGAGAAAACACAAAAAGAGATTAGCTTATTTAGATAAAAAATGGGATTGTAAATTAAAAGGAATAAAATAGCAGGATTTTTCTCATGAAAAATGCAATTAAGAGTATTATGTTAATAGGAGAATCTTATGTTAAATAAAAATCATATTTTAAGAAAAAATAAATTTGCTTTAAAAAGCCTGTTTACTGGTCTTCGTAAAGATCAATTTGATTCTAGAGATTATAAGTTCTCTAATTTAATGAGGATACAAGGGACATTAAAAACTGTGAAGAAAAAAGTTAATAGACTTGTAACTTTGCCAAGAGGTGGTTATAGAAAACCTAATCAAGATAAGGTTTTACGAACAACTACTATTTTTGAAGATGTTCCTGTTAAAACAAACATGCCGTTACAAGTTGATCATTCTTCAAATTCTTCTTCTGTTAAAGATCAAGGCTTTCTAGGGTGTCATGATATTAAAACAGAGGTTTTAACGGAGAATGGATGGAAATTATTTAAAGATTTAAATAAAACAGAAAAAGTGGCAACCGTCAATCCTTCTACCAAAGGAGTAGAATATCAAAAGCCTATTAATTACATAGATTATGAATATAATGGAGAAATGTATTTTTTTAATCATGGAAAGGGGTTAAATTGTCTGGTTACTCCCAATCATAAAATGTATGTAAGGAAATGGGATGCAAAAAATGTAACATTAAAAGATGATTATGAATTTGTAGAAGCTCAAAATCTTGGATGGTATTCTGGCTTATTGTCGTCATTGGAATGGCAAGGGGAATCTCCAGAATTTATTAAAATGCCAGATGTAGAAATAGGAATTAGAAAGGGTTCTTTAAATCAGTCTATAAGAGAGGGAGAAAAGATATTAACTTCTCATTTTGTTGAGTTTTTAGGATTATATTTAGCTGAAGGATGTTGTTACCATCCAGACAATACAGGGTCTTTTAGAATAGAAATAGCGGCGAGTGATAACAATAGTAGGAAAAAGGAAGTTATTAGGATTATTAATAATCTTCCATATAAATATTCAATATATCATGACCGTATTACTATTTGGAACAAGTCTTTATTCACGTTTTTATCTCCTCTAGGAAATGTTTATACAAAAAGAATTCCTAGATTTATTATGGATTTAAAAAAAGAAGATATTGATAGTTTTCTTTATGGATATTATTTGGGAGATGGGTCTTTTCATGAAAAAGGGGCGAGAACTGCTTATTCTGTTTCAAGCGGGTTAATTGATGATACACAGGAGCTTATTTTAAAAATAGGCAAAATTGGAAGAAAGAAAGTAAGAGAACCACGTATTTGTTTTATTGGGGAAAGAAAAATAGAAGGAAAAGAAAGTTATGAATTGTATGAACGAATGAATAAAACAAAATTATCAATTGATAAAAATAAACATTTATCTATAATCCCATATGATAATCATGTATATTGTGTTGAAGTTCCCAATCATATTTTAATAACTAGAAGAGAAGGAACTATTCTTATTTCTGGGAATTCTTGTGTAGCTTTTGCGGCAGCGGCCATGAAAGAATGTCAGGAAAAAGAAGAACATAAGAACGAGATAGACGAAGGTAAAAGAGGTAGTAAAAATAAAGAATATAATTATTCTGAGCAATGGTTATACTGGAATTGTAAAAAAATAGATGCATATCCAGGACAAGAAGGAACAGATATAAGATCAGTTATGAAAGTTTTAAATAAAATAGGAGTTCCAGTAGAGAGGGCATGGGAATACTCTGATAGTTCTATTAATATTGGAAAACCTGAATCATGGGCTCATTTAATTGCTAAATGGGCTGTTATAGGTTCTTATTGGAGCATATCTAATTTAACAGAGTTAAAAGTAGCTTTAAAGGATAGTCCAGTTCTTATAGGTGTGCCTGTATTTGTAGAATGGATGGAACCAGCTAATGGAATAATTAACTATCCAGCTAATCCTAGCAATGGTTATGGAGGACATTGTGTTTGTGCTGTAGGATATGATGAAAATAGACAGTTGATTAAGTTTAAAAATAGCTGGAGTTCTTATTGGGGAGATAATGGATATGGTTATTTATCATATCGTTATATTAATGATTTTCTGTGGAGTGCTTGGGCAGCAAGAGATGTTACTGTAACAAAAGATATGTTAAAAGGAACAGTAAGTTTATAAGTTCTTAATATATAGTAAGTTATAAATATATACTAAAATATAAAAAAAGTATTGACAAAGTATAATATTTTGATATAATACTATTAGATTAGTTGTATTGGTGATGTGGTGTGACACATTGAATCACATGAAAAGCTAATAATGCCCTGATGGGTCTGATTAGTTTAATATACTGTGAGTATAAAAATTGACCTATTAAAAAATAAATAAAGTTTGAAAGGTTAGAATTATGGCTAAAATAGTTTAAGTATAGGGGGTAAAAGGTTTTCGATTCTTATGGTAGAGAATTGAATTGCGTGTCTGAGATAGTAGTTGGCTCAGTAAAAATCTACTAAAAAATTTAACTGGCAACAGTTTCTCAATGGCTGCCTAGGCCAATTTAGGATGTTTATCTTCTGATTTTCTATTAGGAAGAATAAGCACAGGTAATAGAATAAGTCTTATTGAGCAATCCGTGATATAAGAACGAAAATTTATTCGGATGTAGGCGTAGTTATGTGTTTGGGTCGTTGTTTACCAAGAACACCGCCGAAGTCCCTAGAAAAACAACTATACACGTAGATATTCATTTGAAACATAAAGAAGACGCGGCTTCGATGCCGCTACCTCCATTTTGTGAAAGTGGTAACATATAGTTTTGTAGAAAGGTATAGTTATGAAGGACATGATTTTTAGTATTGCAAAAAATCCAGATGTTGAAGAAGCAGATTTTGATGGCTCTCCTTTTTGGGTCTACATTAGTGACAAACAAACATGGGAAGAAGACGAATGTTGTAGCTATGGTGTGGATGACGATATTAGAGACCTTCTTGATGAAAATGGCTTTGCAGAAACTATGGAATCTGTTTTTGAGCCTGTTGTAGATTTTGATAATTCAGAGCAGGACATACGCCTAATATTAGAAGGTTTAGGTTTTGTTTATAATAAAGATTTCGAAAGTTTTATGGATAGAGATATATCTCAAGATTGAACAATGATATTGGGACGTGAGATTTGAGGGAGAACCCTACCTATTGCAGGTGGGGTTTTTTATGTCCTATTTTACTCTTGAAAGTGAAAGATTTACTGTTATAATATTAGTCAGAAAGAAGTAGAAAATGATTAAAGATTATTTGACTAAAGAACGACAAAAATTAGTAACTAATAATTACAAATTATTAATGAGCTTTGTTGCCAATATTAATGAGAGAAATGTTCCTGAGTATTTAGAGGACGAATTAATCAGTGATGTTTTTTTTAGATTTTGCATTTCAGCAGCTAGATATAAGGAAGAATCAGGATTTAAATTTTCTACCTATGCTTATTACGGATTTGGTATAGCTTTAAAGAATGTTTTTACTAATAAAAAAAATAAAATAGATAGAATGTACTATTCTAGTGAGATGGTGGCAGAACAGGCTTTAGAAGTTAAAAAAGATAAGGTATTAGAATATAGTATATTTGACAATTTTCTTGATAGTGTAGGTTTAGATACTAAAGATAGATCTATTATCGAAGATTATTATAAAAAAATATCAAGAAAAGAGATGTGTAAAAAATACAAACTATGTAGAGAAGCCATTAGGCTCAGAGTTAAAAAATCTCTAAAAAAAATTAGAGAAAAAGTTATAGAACAGAACTTAGATATAAAAGATTTTTACCTATAAAGGAAAACAAAAATAGAAACTTTATCAAAAAATAAATATACTTTTAAGCAATTAAGACCTGCCATGGCTAATCAAGCCATAAAAATTCGTAAATTATTTAATAATAAATATGAAGTAGATGAATTAATCAATGAAGTATGGCTAATGGGGAGAATTCAAAAGCTAGAGAATATCAAATACGCTCAAGCTAGAGCTTATTATGATATGATAGATTATATTAGAAGTGTTGAGGGAAGAAAGAATGGTGTCAAGTCTAAGGTTAAATTCTTTACTAATTATTGGGTGGGAAAACCTGGTGGAGAAGATGATGGGGATTTAGATAGATTTGATTTAATTGAAAGTAGAGATAAATCTCACGTTGATGAGCTTTCTGACAAAGATGAGGTAGAAAAATTTCTATCTTGTCTTACAAAGAGAAAAGCCAATGTCTTAAGAAAACGTTTTTTAAAGGGAATGATGCTAAAAGACGTAGGGAAAAAAATGAAGTTGTCAAAAGGAGCAGTTTTTTATATAGAAAGAAAAGCATTAGAGGAAATAAGACAGAAACACTGTATCGACGAAGAAATATTACCAGAATATGTAGCAGATTATGAAATAGAAAATGGAGAAAAATAAAATTCCTACCTACGAATATAAATGTTCTACTTGTGATTATGAGTTTGAAATTATGCAGCAAATTACTGCTCCTGTTAAAAGGAAATGTCCTAACTGTAAAAAAATGAAATTAAAAAGATTAATAGGAGCAGGTTCTGCTCTTATTTTTAAGGGTAGTGGTTTTTATCAAACTGACTATCGAAGTGATAATTATAAAAAAAGCATAGAAAAACAAACTGTTCCTAAGAATAAGACGATTAAAAAAGGTCCAGCAAAAAAACCAGAGCAGAAATAATAAGGTTATACTATGGTAGATGAAAATTCTCAACCGATTACAGCAGACGAAATATATAAAGGTTTAAAAGTTATTTTTGATCGAAGTTCTTTCCCCGAGAAAGTAGACCAAATGGTAAAACTATTTAAACAAAAGAACTCAGATCTTGAGAAAAGAATAGTAGATCTTGAGAAAGAGAATACAGAACTTAAGAAAGAGAATACAAAACTTAAAAAAGAGAATGACAAAGTAAAAGAATATTATGATAGATTTGAAATTTTAGATTTTGGAGATGAAGATGAGTGAAGAGACAGATATACCAGAAATAAATATGGATGAAGATGGAGAAGATGAAGAATTAAAAGTTGTTGCTAAAATGTTATCTAATTATAGAGAAGCCGGTAACTCTAGCGATAAAGCTTCTGGAGCTACTTTTATAAAGGTAGGCAATGGACAAGTTCTTGATAAAGAACTAGAAGAACGATATAGGAGGGGCATAAAAGAAGGAAAAGAAAAAATAAAAAAATTAAACATTAAGATACAAGATTTAAAATTAGAGATTAAGGGGATACAAGTGGAGGCATATTTAAAAACAGATGAATCTCTGAGCAAAATAAATGACAAGCTAATACAAGAAAAAATAAAATTAAAAAAAGAACTAAAAACAAGTAAGATTGACAACGTGATTGTAGTACAAGCAAGGGAAGAAAGAGATGAATTTTTACTTTCTAGAAAAAAACTTAAAGAGTTAGAGCCAGAGAATAAGGAGCTAAGTCAATCTGTTAAGAGATTGACAAAAGAAAATAAAGAGTTGAAAAAAGAAGTGCAAGCATGGATAGATGATAATGATAGATTTAAGATGATAGACTTATAAATATGCATATAGAAACTTGTAAATTTTGTCGTAAAAGAATAGATTTAGGTGTTAATTATTTTGAATTTTGTTCTGTAGCTTGCTGCCTTGACCTTGCGTCAGAATTAGGAATATCTTTTGAACAAGCAAAAGACACACGTAAACATGATGAGATAGAAAATTTAGAAGAGAGAATTGCTAATTTAGAAGATAGAAATGATGATTTAGACAATGAATTGCGTGGGGCAGAAAGTAGTTTAAACGATGCAGATGACGAATTTCATGAATTCAAAGCAGAAACAGAAGAGATAATAGAGAAACAAGAAAAAGAGCTTAATGAATTAAGGAAATTGGATTGGAAAGAAATTAAGAAATTAAGAAAAAAAGAAGAAGATTTTAACGAGTCAGTTTATAGAAAATTAGCAAATATAAAAGAAATAGATAATGTAATTCAAGGAAAAAACGAAGATCTTAAGAAGGAAAATACTTTGCTTCGAGATCAGAATTTAGATTTACTTAAAATCATTAAGGATTTGAATAGTCATTCAGATCGTTTTAACGCATTGGACTTAGAATATGATGAATAAAATTATTTGTGGGGATGCCCTAACAGAACTTAAAAAAATAGAAGATGAGAGTATTGATCTCGTTTTGACTTCTCCTCCATATTTTGGACAGAGAAATTATGTAGAAAATAATGATTTTGAGATAGGCAATGAAGCACGGATTATTGATTATTTAGATAAATTAGAAACAGTTTTTATAGAGTGTGTTAGAGTTTGTAAGTCTGATGGTAATATTATTTTTAATCTTGGAGACAAGTATATAGATCGTTGTTTACAACTTGTCCCTTATCGTTTTGCTATTAGAGCAATAGACAATCATAATGTTATTTTAATAAACAATATAACATGGGTTAAAACCAATCCTACTCCAAGACAATATATGAAAAGATTAATAAGTGCTACAGAGCCGTTTTTTCATTTTGCCAAAACAAATGATTATTATTATAATCTTGATGCTTTTTTAAAGGTTGACAAGAACAAAGAGAGGAAACAAGTTACAAGTAAAAAGGGCAAGAAATATGAAGAACTTATACAAAAAAGTGATTTAACAGATTCAGAAAAGACAAAAGCAGATGCAGCGTTGCACTATACTCTTTCAGAGCTTACTGAAGGCATAATAACTGATTTTCGTATGAAAATACGTGGAAAGCATAAGAAAGCCTTTGGTGGCCAACCTGGAGGTCGTAATAACCAGATAGAGAAGCAGGGTTTTACCATTATCAGGATGTACGGGAATAAGTTAAAAAGAGACGTAATAGAAAATTCTGTAGCAAATACTAAAGATATAGACCATCCTGCTATTTTTCCCTTGAAAGTGATTGTAGAGTTGATAAGATTGCTCACAACAGAAGATGATATAATTTTAGACCCATTTTGTGGTAGTGGACAGACCTGCTTGGCAGCTAAGTCTCTTGATAGAAGATACTTAGGGATAGATTTAAATAATAATTATTGTCAAACATCTATAAATAGGATAGAAGGTAAAAAATGATATATATTAGAAAAAATGGAATTTTCTATGAAAACAGTTTTAAACAAGATTCAGAAGAATATGTTTTTACGAGGGTAGAAAGCTTTATTCCTTATCTTACTGAATTTATTCATGTTGATAGGGAAATAACTCTTGAAGATATTTTTTCCGTTCTTGAACAAGACGAAGAGATGATAGGTATTATTTTTGGTTCTCATATGGGGCATAACCCTTTACGACCATTTATTAATGAAATTAAAAGAGAATGTATGTTAGAAAGTCAAGAAGATTATGATTATATAGAATGTAGTTGGGGAGCAGAACAATTTGATTATAAGAAATTCTATAAATATTTTAAAAAAGAACAATCTGACAAAGAAAAAAATCTTACAGATAATATCTTTAACCAAATGCCAGCAATTGATGGTGATGAAGTTAATGAAATTAGTATTTATGTAGATGTTCATGGTTGGGGAAAAAATGAAAAAGATAAAGAAGATGAGTATTATGGATACAATGAATCTTATGAAGAGGGAGAAGATGCTCCTACTCATATTTCTTATGCTATAGAATTTACTCCTTTATACAAAATAAAACATGTTCCTATTCGATTAAATAAGGAATTTATTATTCGAGAAGAAATGTATAGCGAGGATGAAGAGAGAATTTCTGTTCGGGGAGAAAAAGAGTTTTCTGTTTTTGACTTTTTTGGAGCGATTCTTTCAGAATTGACATTTGCAGGAACTCCAGAAGAAAGAGATAAAAAATGGGATAATATAATTGACGAATTTAAAAAAGACAAAGAGAGAAGGGAAGAGGAAAAAGAAGAGGGGGAAGATAGTGAGTAAACCAAACTTTGTTAAAGATGTCTTATTTAAAGAAAAAGAAGTAAAAAAAGAAGTAGAGAAAGTTAGAAGTAAAATACTTTCTCATTACAAAAAGATTCATAATCCAATAAAAGTTTTATCAATTTTACAGGGAGGCAGATACTTTTCTAAACTTTTATCTTTACCTTCATCAGATAAAAAATTTGAATTAAGGCATATTTCAGCTAATAGCTATTCTAATAATAAAAAACTTCCTGACAATAAAATTTTAATAAATCTTATGGGAGTTGATACAACATTTTTGTGGGGTGCTCAAATATTATTAGTTGATGATATTTATGATACAGGAAACACTCTTCAACAAATTTCTAAAAAATTGAGTAGCCTTGGGGCTATTGTCCAAAGTGTAGTTTTAGTAAAAAGAAAAACCAATCAGTTTGAAGTTCCTATTTTATCATATGGTTTTGAAGTAGAGCAAAAAGACTATCTTGTGGGTTGTGGTCTTGATTACAATGGTGGATATAGAGATTTACCTTATATAGCAACTGTAAAGGAGCAATAATGGCAAAGAAAAGTAACGATCTTGCGGATATGATAGCAAAATTATCAGAAGAAATGAAAGAAAATCCCGTTTTGATAGAATCAGATTTAGAGTATCCTTTAGAAATATCTGGTATTAAAAAAAACACATTAAGTCCATCTATTAATAGAGAAAGGACGGGTTCATTTGTAAAGATAAGACCTTGTGCTGAAGAGTATGAAAATAAAACATATTTAGGAATTTATCTTGGAGATTTTCCTATCGGTTTTGATGTAGGATTATTTACAAAAACTAAAATTTTACATATATTAAAAAATAGTAATCCTGCTATATTTGTACCAGATTTAAAAAAAGTTATTTTTGGTTATGAATCTTGGTGGGGAGAAATAGAGTCACAGGAAGATTTAAAAGATATTACTAACGATGATATCAATAATGTTTGGTATGTAAAGGTATTAAAAGAGTTGGCAGACAAGGAGGAGAAAGATGGCAAAGAAAAAGAAAAAGTTGTATAATATACAGTTAAAACGGCATGAGCCAATAGGAATATCAAAATGGTATTCTCCTATTGAAGCAAGAGCGGTAAGTAAATCTTTTGCAGAAGGATATATTGCTTGTAGTCAAAGTTATTATCCTTCTCCCGATATTAGACTTAAGGATTATCATTCAAAAGAAATTATAAAAACAGTAAGAGGCAATAGAAAGGTGGTTGTAGATTAATGGAAAAACAAATAACATATAAAGATATTTGCTTACAGCCCCAAAAATGTGTTGTTGATAGTAGAAAAGATTGCGTCACTACAATTAAATTGGGAGAATATACATTTGATATGCCTGTTTATCCCTCTAATATGAAAAGTGTAGTAGATATAGATACATGTAAATTTATGGCAAAAAATGGGTGGTTTTATACTATGCATCGTTTTGGGACAGATGCTGTTGATTTTATATTAGAAATGAGCAGAAGTAATATGTTTACATCTATAAGTGTTGGAATTAATGATGATTCTTATAAGATGTTAGAAAAAGTATATCAACATCCTTTATTTGTAGATTATATTACTATTGATGTTGCTAATGCGTGGTCAGAAAAAACTCATAAGATGATTAGTTTTATTAAAGAAAAATTTCTTGAAACATTTTTGATTGTAGGAAATGTAGCTACTAGATCTGCTGTAGCACATTTAAGGGCCTGGGGCGCAAATGCTGTTAAAGTAGGAATTGCTGGAGGTTCTGTATGTATTACTAAAAACAAAACAGGAGTTCATAGAGGAATGGTAAACACTCTTTTAGACTGTTGTTATGATGATAGTTTACCTATAATAGCAGATGGGGGAATAGTGGAGCATGGAGATATAGCAAAAGCATTATCTTGTGGAGCATTCATGGTTATGGCTGGTTCTCTTTTTGCTGGATATGATCAATCTTCTGGAAACATTATAGAAATAGAAGATAGAATGTATAAAGAATATTATGGAAGTGCTTCTAAATATAATAAAAATGAATATAAGAATGTAGAGGGTAAAAAAACTCTAGTTCAATATAAAGGAGATATGACAAAACTTATTACAGAACTGAAAGAAGATTTACAAAGTTCTATTTCCTATGTTGGTGGGGATAGATTAATTGATTTAATACAGGCCGAAAAAGGAATAATTTAAAGAAAGGTTGAAAATGGTAGTTAAGATTTTAAAGTTAGTCAATGGAGATGATGTTATATCAAATATGGAGCACGACTCGGTAAAGCCCTCTTGTGTTATTTTAAATAATCCTGCTAAAATGATGATGTTTCCTTCTGAGGATGGAGGGATGAGTTTGGCATTGGTCCCATGGTGTCCTTATTCTAATCAAGAACTTTTTCCAATTGAAGAGTCTAATATAATGGTTAAAATAGATGCTCCTGAGGGCCTTATCAATTCTTATAATGAGCAATTTGGTTCTGGCATAGTTGCTCCTCCTAAGCCAGGTTTCATATTGTAACAAATAACTGGGCAAAAGATTGTGAGTAATAAAATGGATGCAGCAAAATTTAATTTGTTAATTGGATGTAAAATCAAATATGAAGGGAAAAGCGGAATAGTATTAGAAGTTCTAAAAGAAAAGGGTGATTGTTCTCGTATTTATGCAGTTGATTGTGATTCAAGAAAGATTTTTTGGGCTAAACTGGTGGAGTGTCAGATAAGTGAGTTAGATATGAATCTTATAGTTGCTTTCAATAAAGATTATACAACAAGAAAAAAAATATTAGAACAGAAAATAAATCGTTTTGAGTTATTAGATTTTGGAGAAGATGATGGATGATTTATTAATAGGCTGCAAGGTGAGCACAGAGGATGGAAGTGGAATAGTAGTTAGAGTAGAAGAAACTAATAATGAATCATATGCGTGGATAGCGCCAGAATCAGGTCCATTATTTTGTAGAAGTTTAACTCATGTAACTATTGATCCTGAAGATACTAAATTTCTTTTTGCTTTTAATAAAGATTATAAGTTGAGAAAAAAAATAATAGGGGAGAAACCAAATCGTTTTGAGTTGTTAGATATACAAGAGCAAAAATAAACAAATTAAAAATTACTTGAAAAGTGAATAATAATGATTATAATATATTAGTGATGGAAAAAATAACCCAAGCAAAAATGATTGAAGTTTTAAAAAATATAAAGACAGAACAAAAAAAAGGAAAAAATATGTCTGAAAAAATACCCACAACTCCAGTATTGTATGGTGGCAACAGCGTGGATATAAAAAATCAAGCAGCTAAAAAAGTTAATTTTTTAGATGATCCTTTTGAGATGGGGCATGATGGAGGTGAGGTTCCCAGCTCTGGATCTTCTAAACCAGATGTTGATTTAGAAGAAAGTCTATCAAAAGTTAAGTTTGCAGATCAAATTAAAATAGATTTTATTGCCAATATTGACTCTAGAATTCTTTGTAGATTTTTAGGAGTAAGTGTTGTTAATGATCTTAAAAATCACCCTTATCAATCTCATCCTCTTCTTACATTGATATTAATGGAAAATATTAATGGGTTTATGAAGCATGACGGATACGAGATGGTAGGAGAATTAAATTTTGACCAACATGGCAATTCTATACCTTCAGAAAAAAATCCTTGGAGTGTTAAGGGAAAAGAAACAACATTTACTGTAACAGGATTTTTGTTCTTTGAAAAAATAGGAGGAGAGAAAAAAGATAATGTGGCATTCTTCCTATTTACTGATCTTGACAAGGGTGGAGCATCTATAACTTGTTATACTACTGATGTTAGTAAGTCTAAAAATATCATTAATGAATTACAAGTATATTCAAAAAAGTTTAATTGTTTAAGAGGTGCTAAACTAAGAGATGTTAATATGATATCTGCATCATTCTCAGAAGTAGAAGTAGATGAAAATTATACATGGGATAATTATTATTTTCCAAAAGAAATTGAAGAATTATTTCAACTAGAAGTTTTTGATTTTATTAAAAATGTAGATAGATATAATCAATGTGGGATTAATAAAAGAGGCATTTTGATCCACGGTCCTGCGGGCACGGGAAAAACTACAATAGGTAACATTTTTTGCAATATGATTCCTGATAATACTGTTATATGGATAACTCCTGAAATACTGTCAGAAAATAATTATAAATCTATGTCGTCTATAAAGGCTCTTTATAAATTAGCAGATTTTCTTTCTCCTTGTATTATCATTTTAGAAGATTTAGATTTGTTTAGTCAAGATAGAGAAATGGGAGGAGATATTCTGGCTCTTGGAGCATTAATGAATATTTTGGATGGTATTAATAGTATTACTAATTCTGTAACTATTGGAACTACCAATAGATTAGATACTATTGAGGGAGCATTGAGGAATAGACCGGGACGTTTTGATAGAGTTATTGAAATACCTGCTCTTTCTAGGGATCTTAGAGAAAGAATGTTTAAAGACAGATTGAAAGAATGGAAAATTAATAAAAGTACTTTAGAATATGTTTACGATAAAACAGATGAATGGACTGGTGCAGAAGTTCAAGAATTTGTTAATAGCTTGAATCTAAAGCATATAAGCAGTAAAAGAAAGAAAAAGACAATGGACGAGAAATGGGCAAAAGAAATTATAGATACTATGAAGAAATTCGGAGTGGGAGAAACTAGCTCAAAATTCGGATTTGGGAAAAAAGAAAAAGAAGATTAAAGTTTATAGTTAAAAATGCCGATATATGAAATGCCATAAAAAACATATACATAATAGTTTCATAAATATCTATACTACATGCATTTATGAAAATTATTAAAAATTATGTTTTTCTGCTTGACACGAAGATGAAGAGTGGTATAATGCCAAAATAGAAATAACGTATATCTAAATAAATTAGGTTGATTAATTAAGGAGAAACAGAATGGTTAACAAAAGCAATTACGCAAAAACTGTAGCAAACCCAAAAACACCTCAATCAAAAAAGGCCAAAACTACGCAGGTTAAAAATAGAGCTGGTGGTTTTGTTTTCAAAGTTACCGATTGGACAAGGTTGAATCGTTTCTTGATCATGGGAAATGAAAATGGTTCATACTACGCGTCTGCTCGCGAATTGACTATGGAAAGTTATGATTGTATTTTAAATTGTTTGAAGCTAGATGCTAAGAGAACTGTTGATACTATTGTGC